CATCGAATAAATCGGGATATTGACTGCGAATGGTGTTAATAATTTTGATCCCAGCTAGAGCATGAATGTTCTCCTCATTACGGGTATACTTCACTTGCTGGCCAGTATCCTTTAATACATTTCGGTTTCTATTAAACCAATTAATAATGTAAAATTGGGAAAATAATGACACGTTCTCAACAAAAAGAGTGAATAGTGTTAATGCGTAAACATATTGTTTCTTTGAATCTTTGTAGAACTTGTGGTTGTATTTTCTGAGGTATTTTACCCGACCCTCGATAAAGTCGAGTTTGAGATTTTCCTCAAATATTTCTTCTAAACCAAGAACCGTCAATAGCCTTTCATATGCATTATTGTGAATAACCTCAGTGTTTGCCATCACATAACCAAGATCAGTCAGGCTAGGGTGCGGCAAATTATCGCCCAGCTTGCTCCAGAATTTTTTTACTGCCACTTCAATCTGACCTATAGCGGAGAGAGTCCTTACAATAATTTCTTTCTCCGTATCATTTAGATTAACGTTGAAGTCTTGTATATCACTACTAAAGCTGAATTCCTTGTCTGTCCAGAATCCCTGATGCATAGCGTCAATAAAGTCTTGCGCCCAAGGAAATTGATCAGGTTTTCTGGATAATTGCTCTTCAAAAATCAGTTTTTTACCCGTATTCCCCATAGCTATCTCATCTGTTTTTTCTTCAGCAATCATGTTAAAGAATTTTACACTCAGCACCGCTGAGAGGCAAGAGTATTTTCACAATTTTTTTTTCTTGACAGAAATGATTTTGTTTTCATAATTACCGTGAAACGGGCTACACGTAATTTATACCTTTTACGTTATAGATTAAGTATACGTTATCCTATATTGATTACGTTTTATAAATATATTATAAATATAAACCGATTTTTTTTTGAAAAAAAAAGTAGAAAAATCAACTTGAGATCATAGAATGGTGGAAGTGGATAGCGACCTGACATTAATTTCTAAAATCCAAGAGGACCATCGGGATGAAGATAGCCTCATAGCGTTAATCGACAGGCACTCTGGGATATTCCACACAATGGTAAATCACTACATGTCTCATCCAAGTTTTACATTGGATAAAAACCAGATAGTGGGAGAGAAAGATCTAACAATTTACGATTCTGCCCTGAACTACGATCCTGATCGTAACACTAAATTTTCTACGCACTTGGCTAATCAGACTAAATGGAAATGCCTAAATGCGCTAAATAAAAAGCGGAAATGTAAAGAATATTTTATTGACGATGAGAACAGCTATGTAGAGCCTTCCTGCGAATCTTTTATCCCAGATATCAACAAAGACGAGGCTATGGTCCTATTTGAAGAGTGCTTAAAAAAAGAATCTGACGATAGGGTAAAAAAAATAGTTGACATGCGATACGGTTCACCTAATAATAAGCTCACTCCTTGGAGAGCTATCGCAAATAGTCTTGACCTTAGCATCCAAGGATGTATAAACATTCACAATAAGTTTATAAACAAAGTAAAGAGCGAAATAAATTATGTATAATTCAGTAACAGCAGCAGCCTATTTGGTAAAAGATCCAGTAGTTCGTAATACCAGCAATGGTAAAAAAGTAGTCAGCCTTCGTGCTGGAATCTCAACATCAAATGCCAAGACTAAGTGCTTCGTAGATATCGAGTATTGGGATAAAACAGCAGAAATCGCTGAGAAATATCTCTCCAAGGGTAGAGAATTTATTGTAAATGGAGAGCTTTGTATGTCATCTTGGGAAAAAGATGGTAAGCAATTTAGCAAATACTTTATTCGCGGTAAAGACCTCCAGTTTCTAGGCTCAAAGAAGTCTGAAGATGGTGATTCTAATTCAGGATCAGGTGGTGGCGATAGTGATGACGTTCCATTTTAAATGAAACTTCTTTTAGAAGCACCTCTTAATAGCCTTAGTTTCGGTAATGTTTCTTATAACATTATTAAGGAATTACAAAGGTTAGATGTTGAGATAGGTTTATTCCCTACGGGAGGTAAAGTAGACCTCGATGCATTCGATGTTGGTGAAGATTTAAAAGAATATATTCAGAATGCTGTAAACGAAAGATGGAGTTTTGTTGATAAAGAGATTCCATCTTTAAGGCTTTGGCATTTTAATGGGTCTGAAAATAGAAAGAATAAAGATCAACACCTGTTTACTTTCTATGAGTGTAGTGAGCCTACTAAGATTGAGAAGGCTACTTGCGCGGTTCAAGATTCTACAATTTTTTCCTCTACATATGCAAAAGATATGTTTGAGGAAGAAGGTTGTAATAACACCCATTTCATACCTTTAGGTTTTGATGAGGAGTTTAAAAGGACTGACAGGGAATACTTGAAAGATATTGTCCATTTTGGTCTAATGGGCAAATTCGAAAACAGGAAGCATACCAAAAAAATCATCCAAACTTGGTTGTCTAAATATGGTAATGATCCTAAGTATCAATTGTCTTGTTGTATAAACAATCCATTCTTCAAACCAGAACAAATGCATGGTGTTTGGCAGGATATTACTAAAGGTGAAAACTATAATAACCTTAACATTATACCCCACCTTGCAAAGAATGCAGAAGTAAACGAACTCCTTAACGCTATAGATATCGACCTTACTGGTTTGTCTGGTGGAGAAGGTTGGAACTTACCCGCATTCAATGCTACTTGTCTTGGTAAATGGAGTATAATACTAAATGAAACTTCTCATAAAGATTGGGCTACAAAAGACAATTCTATTTTAGTTGAATCTACAGGTAGAACTATTCCTAGTGCAGATGGGGTGTTTTTTAATAAAGGTTCTGATTATAATCAAGGTAACTTCTATGACTGGGATGAAGAAACCGTCATCAAAGCTATGGAAGAAGCTGAAACTAAAGTGGGACAAATTAACGCAGAGGGAGTCAAATTGGGAGACACTATGACTTACAAGAAGACGGCTGAAGCTATTTTATCCCTTATCTACAAGGAAAAATGATTTGGCACAAGTAGTGTTATATATATTGTGATTATGAATACATTAATTAACAACCTACTTAACGACATTACTAGTTACCCCCAACAGAAAGCTTATGACAGAATTAAAGACTCTGGAGATGTTTATTCTGCAGAATTTGAATTGGCTGGCTTTTCTAAAAAAGATGTAACTCTTAGTGTTATCGATAATGTCCTAACTGTATCAGCTAAGAATGAAGATAGATCTAGAAACTATGAATTATATTTATATGATTTAGTATCTGAAGAACACATTTCAGCTTCTCTGAAGAATGGGATGCTTCATTTGACCTTACCTAAGAAAGCTGTTAAAGGAGCTAAAAAAATAGAGATAAAATAATGGCGATATATGTTTACAAACATCCTGATACAGATGAACACCGCGAGGTAATTCAAGGGATGAATGACGAACATATATATATAGACGAATTTGGTTTACAGTGGGGGAGGGTTTGGACCGTCCCTCACGCCTCCATAGATAGCTGTATAGACCCTTTTAGTAAGCAGCAATACATCGACGCTACTTATAAAAAGAAAGGCACTGTGGGTAATATGATGGACTACTCAGCAGAACTCAGCGCACAAAGGGCAGAGAAAGCTGGGGGTCTAGACCCTGTTAAGGAAAAATTCTATAATAATTACGCTAAAGAGCGTAATGGGACAGAGCATCCAAATAGGATTAAAGAAAAGGGTTACGAGAGTAAAGATGTCAAAGTGGATTACGATTAATAGTAAGTACCACTCATTTTTAATCCTTTATCTTGAGTAACTTCGAAAGTGTAACTTGCATCAAAATTCATTCTCCCATTTATACCCATAGAGTAATTATAAGATGCTAATTTAGCGTCTTCTATTCTGTATATCATAGTTTTACCACTAGCTTCAAGAGTGAGATCGAATTGATATAACTGGTCTGAATCTAAGACACCTGTAATAGCTCCACTCTCAAATCCAGAAACTTGAGAAGAAATAGAAAATGAACCATTTGCTGGGAATTGCCTCTTTCTGCCGAATGCGTAATCATTCCCTAATCCATAAGCTGAAACGCGAGGTATTGATACGTTCATATCGACGGATTGAACTAGGTGTTTCCCAGATATTTGTTGTCCTCCAACCTGTAAATTTTGTAAAGTTACATCGCTTCCAGCATTAGTAGGATTAACTATAGGTGGAGCTTTTTCTAGAGCTTCTGTAGATAAATCTTGAGTGAAATAAAATTGAGATCTCCCCACATTATTATTATTCCCTCCTGTCATATTTATAGCTGGCGACTCCATAGAAGTCCCTGTTAAGTTATCAAATAAAGCATTGGAACAAATATAAGAAGTACTAACTGTAGGTAATCCCCCAACAGCATAACTTATTCTATAAGATTGAGGGAAACAATTACCAAAAGCGATAGCATCACTACCATCAAAGTTATTAACTGGGCTTCCTAAACCTAGAGAATCAATAAAAGAATCCTCTTGATTTTCAGAAATTAAAACATAAAAATTCGTTGATTCTTGTGAATCGCCAGCATCAAACATATTCTTAAATTCGTTTTTGGGGGTAGAATTTAAAAATCGGCTTTGCACTTCATTAGAAAAATTAGGTTCAGGTATATAGGTTATATTTAAAGATACATCTGGCTGATTATATATATCGTTAGCAGCTAAATCTTGAGAACCAATTTGTTTAGACTGCTGCCGAGAATAACCGATTGAATAATCTAAACTTTGAGCTAACTTATGCAATTTTAGATCCTTGCTACTGGTAGAGAAAGCACTCGTAGAATCTTGGGCAGCTACAATCGCATTATTGCTTCTTATTATATTTCTAGACATATTAAGTTCCTGTTGGAATTACACCCATAGGGTCTTCTTTAAGTTCTACATTTAATGTATTGGAATTAGCATAATTCCACGTATGGGTCCACTTGGGGCTATAATAGACTTTTGGCCTGTTATAAACAGAAGGTATTTGATGTTTAAATCTACGGTAACCCCCTTTATTTTCTAAGAAGTGGAGCATTGTTTTTAATTGTTTGTCAGATATATTATTAAAACTATAATTCATATCGAATGTAGCAATATTATTGTTAGTCTTTAATCTCTGAGTAAAAGAGTTTTTATATTCTAGCTTATCAGCTTTAATTTCTACATTATTTTGAGTCCCGATATCAGGCTCGAAAAAGAAATCTTGCGTCCACATTGAGGAAGCTCCTGTTGGGGAATTTGATTGTGTGGATGTATGATCTCCAGTGCAGTAATAAAAGTTATCCAACTTATTTTGGTTCACACCTGTATAAACGATGTCGTATTCTTCATAAGATTCAGAATAATTATAATCATCAAAAGTTAAGTTCGGGAAACACCCCATACCAGACCATTTCAACAAAGTAGGGGCGTGGTCAACAGTTAAACTAGTCGCGACTTCGAAGTGTTGATTATTAACAAAATTAATAGCGTAATTATCACAAAAACCAGAAACAGTTTTATAAATTCCCAAATTATCAGGCTTAAACTCTATAGGTAAATGCCCCGATTGAGCTTCAAAAAAGTTAGCAAGCCTTCTAGCATTAGTTTCATTTACTTCATATTTTAAAGCAAATCTAGCCACTAAACTATCAACAGAAAGAGGGATTAAATTATAATAAAAATCATCAGTAACATAACTGTGATTCTTAGCTTGAAACTCTACAGTAGATCCATAAACTGGTGTAATATTAAGATGTGCAAGTTTTGAAGGCGTAGTTATACCGCTTATGTTACGATCTCTGTTGTAAAATAAATCTTCACTCATGAGTGTCCAATATAGTTAAGGGTTAATCTCACAGATCCATCTGCGGATGCATTGATCTGCTCAGAAACTAAAGAAGCTTTAGGTATTGATAATGTCTGTAGGTTCGTGCCATCTCGACCTTTGACAGAAAAAGATAAAGTTTTATCTGATCTACCTTCTTCAAAAAAACTAAAACCACTGGCTAAAAATATATCATCCACATCTATTTGAACAGAAGCATTATACTCAATAGGGTTTACATGTTTTACCTCCACAGGGGTTTCAGATCCTATAGTATAGTATGGGATTTTCTTTACAGATAATGAGTAATCAAAACCTAAAACCCTATTAGTACTACTGTAATCACATGTAGCTGTTATAGAACCCTGACTCGGGATCTCTATACTAGTAGGTGTTGATCCTGTAGCGTTAATTCCGCTTTTCATTTCATCATAAACAACAAAACTAGAATTCACTTTAGGAACAGACCCAACAGCACAGTTTACAGAATAAGATTGTAGATAACCGCTTTCAAAACCATAAGAAGTATTATTATTGTAATTAAAACTTCCCTTCATCACTTTTGAATCTCCAGTAAAATCAAGAACTGGATCATTATAAATTAACGATCTAGAAAAGGAAACTGTCTGATTCGTAGCCCCAGCTACAGTAATTACCCCTTTAGTAGATCCTAAAGGTTTAGCTATGTTAGAGCTATTCTGATATCCGATATCAATCGAATTAATACCAGAAAGCTCTCTAGCTGAAGGAGTCCCATCTTGTCCTGATATGAAGAAGTGGGAATCGTAATTTAGTGTTGTTCCGTACATTATGCTCTAGCTTGTCTTAGTGACCCTCCCAATCTTTTCTCGTCATCAATCACTTGTTTAACTACATCTTTTATCTTCATTGCTAATGAATTTTGCTGATCGTCTCCACCACCTTCAGAGTTAGATGACCCATCAGAGTTAACGGTGATATTAATCACAGTCTCTCCAGAATTATCAGAAACAGAAATAAGTTCATCTAGTTTACTTACTACGTCTCCAGATCCTCCACCCCCTCCTGAGTCTAGAGCGTTTAAATTGCCTCTGC